TTATATAGCTTTTTTTAGTTGCTTCTTTTGCTGGCATTCTTCCTCCCACTTCATTACATCAGTAGCGAGGTATCTTTTCATTGTTCCGCCCTCAGAACTTAATGCCGGGGCTGGGAATGGAATCCCCCAAGGTGTGTTAATTTCCCACCGATTAAGTGTGCGTTTAGTAATATGAAACATCTCACACACATTGTTAGATGTCAGATATTTATCCACATTAGCCCTCCTTACTTTCCGCTTTAACTTCTAACTGGATGCCTTCATATGTGCCATCACCCCCACAATTCAGACAGTGTGTATATATGCCTAAACCATCCCCATCAGGACTAAAGTTTTCAGGTAATGAAACATCTATAAATTCAGTACCGCCAATTGGCTTCGTATGAATATGAGGGGCAAGGCCGTAATAGGGGAAAATGCATTCACCGTTCCCGTCATCACAAAAATCACATGTTTTAACTTTTAATCCACTCATCCTTTAGTTCCTCAACTCATTACGTTCTTTCTTCAATTGACGCAAAAGGTTGTGAAGGGTAACGGTTACAGCTTTATCTAAACTTTTAGTTGAATGGAATTCTGCAAGCTGAGACAGTGCTAAACCAAAAATGTGATATGCAAAAACTTTTGCAGCTTCCGGATTGTTTTTGATAAGCTCCTCAGTACTTGGACAAATGATTTCTTCAAAAATATGAAGAGCCACCTGATCCGGAGTACCTTCAATACGGCTAGGGCTCAAATTAACTTCACCAATAACTTTGCTCATTGTTGAGAATCCTCACTTAAAATTTCCCATTCACCCCAATCGCCCAAATAACCAGATTTTGAAATGCTTGTTGTAATCACTTGACCATCATCACAAGTTACTTTCATTCGATTGGCATCTATGCGAACAGCTTTATAAACAACATCCATTTGTAAATTTGCTGGTAAAGGACTTGAGCCATTTACAGATTTAATTCTTACTTCCATTTTTAAGCCCTCAAATATTCTTCTTTAGTCCACTCAACAAACTCTCTATAAAGCTGCTGGGCAGGTTTATTTAATCGGTTGTGATAGTCGATAGTTATACGGCGCCAAGCTACTGGTACGGCATAATGTTTCGTTAAAAGCATTGCTTGGTTTAACCCTTGCTGGACTATTACGTAGCCCAGCAATTGCAAGTAGTACATAAAACCAAGCATGTGTTTTTGGCTCACTTTCTTGTACTGATCTTTCATATTAGAGGCCATCCTCTAAAAGATATGCTGGTTCATGAGCGGCCGCATTGAGTTGACTACGGCGCTTTTTGGCCATATTCCATAAGGTTTTATGAACGTCTTGATGGCGTGAAGGAATTTCTAACTCTAATTCTTCAAGCGTTTTTAGATCTGCCGCATATTGGAGGCGGACGATTAAAGGTGATAATCCATCATCTTCTTGTTTTGTTTGCTTTAACTCTGCAAGGCGTTTGTGCATTTCATTTAATAGTGGCTTACGTTGTTCCTCCGTCCATTTAGTGGTGTAACGGATAACACTATTAACTTCTTCAGGGGTATGAAAGTTCTGGATGCTTTGAACTAATGATTCATAATTTACAGGCATTGAAATGGTTGCCACTTCATCATCTTCTTGCGCATCTAAATCAGAAAAAACTTGTTCACTAGCTGTATCAGCAGCATCCATTTCAATAAAATCGAGTTCAATTAATCGTTCTTGCTTAGCCAGATTTATTTGGTCAATTTGCTCTTGAGTAAAGCCTTCTTTTTCAAGATTCGCACAAGTTGAATCTAGCTCTTTTTCTGACTGGCAAATACGGATTGCATCAAGCAAAATTTCAAATTGGGCATTAACATTCGGCTTAATATTAAGTTCGTTAGTAACTGGAGTTAATAGGTCTTCGGAAGCTGTGACATTAGTTTGTTCTGTAATAACAATCGCTGGCTGTTTATCTGCAGGGAAAACTTCAGAAGGTATTACTTTTGCCACTGGCTCAGCTTTTGATTTCTTGCCACGCTGTTTCTTTTTTTCATCACCTAAGCGAATAACACTTAAGTCATCATTAACTTCAAAACCTAACGCTTTGGACAGTGCTTTTAATTGAAGCTTGGCGTTTTCTGCATCACGTTGAACGAAGCCACTGTTAATAGAATCAATTAATGCGTTAGTTTTGAAATCTAAAACATAGACCGTAGGTGAATATGTACTGATTACAAAAACTTCCTGACCGTCTTCATACTCATCAATAGTTAATGGCTTTGTGAATGTAATGCCAGCCAGTTCAATAGTTTCGATTTTGATGCAGAATTCAAAACCCGGTTTGCCAAAAACAGAAGCGGGGAATTGATCTAAATCGGCAAAGTCCAACATGTCTCCGGCTGGACGACATAGAACAGTTTTACCGTTTTGAAGAGCTGCAAATGCTTCAGCTGCAGTTAGTAAGTTAGACATAAATAGCTCTCCTTTTAGTGATGTAACGACTGTTGTTGCTGAACTTGCTGAGGATTGTTTTTAGGTGCCCAACCCATCTGATCGGCACGTGCTTGGCATGCTCTATTGATACCCGCCTCATACGTAGTACCTTTAAACTTCTTAATCGCAGCATTTAAGATGTTGGTGTCTGGTGCATCTTTAATTGCTTTTAATGCATCTTGATATAGTTGGTCCTGAGTACGAGGCGGCTTCTGGTTACCACCCTGAGCGATTGTCTGATTATTTTGATTTGTATTTTGACCTGCTGGGGTAGAGGCATTTTGCTCTAGATAGGCATAGTCATAGTTGTATAGATATTTACTTCCATCAAAATTACCGAGGTAGACATCAGCTGCCACACCAATAGCTTTAAACGCTACACCAAGAGCATCAGTAACGGCCTTTTTATAACCTTCATCAATCGCTACTAATTTGCCCTTTTGAACTTCAACAATTGCTGAACCGCCGTTGCCGAAAAATTCCTCACCCCAAACACCATCAATCTTGGTTTTTACTGCTACTTCAGCAAAAGCCATAATGGTTCCATCTGGAGCAGTTTCAGACCATAAACGTACATGTCTATAAGTCCAGCCATGACCAACGGGACCAAAGGCCTGAGTCATAGCCATTAATCGCCATTGAGGGTTAATATCTGATTTACCTTTTAAATAACCAAACTCAATTTTTTTAAGAAAATTGGTAGGCGTTTGCTTAACTGCATTCCAGATATGTAAGTTGTCTTTTGAGTTTTCAGTTGTCATTTTTCTTATCCTCATCTAGAGCCGGTGAAGCCGCGTTTTTGCTTATATGCTTTGCGGTCATAAGTAGGAATGTTTGTTTCACGCAGTTTTATTGCGAGCTGCTTTCTGCGTTGAAAGTCGATTTCTTGTGTGAGTTCATTCCAAACTTTTGGATAGTCGGTTTGAAACTTATACACATTTAAAGGCGTCTTAAATCCGTCTTTAACTTTGTAAAGAACTGAGCCATTAGCATTAGATGCGTACACTTGCCAGCCAATGCGGACAGAGTAGAGGCCCTTATCATCACGGCCTAAAAATGACTTGTAGCCGTCAGGGTGCTTTTTGAAATTAGACATGTTCAGCCTCCTTACATTCGCATGTACCAACAAAGGCATACGTAAGCGGGCTAGGAGCATCAACAGGTGAAACGTCCTTAATATTTAAAGGAATAATTTCTTTGCGATATTTAACTAAAACCACATCACCTTCACGGCAATTGACAATTCCTTCTCTTGAAGAAAAACGTGCAGATTTAGAAGATTGGGTTACTCTGCAAAATGAAACCTCATCACCAGCTTTGATTTTTGAACGGTCAACAGGAATCATCTTCTTGCAAGTAGGGCAGTTATAATCTTTCATTAGGCTGCCTCCAACCATTTATTACGGTCGATATAGCCCGCTAATAAAATATTTATGTTTTTATGGTCGTCATGATTGGTGAAATCATTCCAAGGTTTGCCGCTTAAGTCAGTTACTGACTCAATAGCAAGGTTAGTAATTTCAGCCGCTGTAAAATCAGATCCAGCTACACCATAGCTATCAGCTACACCGTCAAAATCGAAGCTCACGTTTAATTTGAAGCCGTCAATGCGGATAACTGCTTCACCAGATTTTTCTCCAGTTTTCTTAACAGCCAGAAGTTCATATTCAGAAGCAACGACTTGCTCGCTTTCATATGAGTAATTAGAAGGGACGCTAGAATTAGCAGTTCGATATTCACAAGAACTCAAGGCTACAAGTACAGCAATTGCTGTAACTCCAGTTACCTTATGCTTGTTTGAAAAGGTTTTTACGTTCATAATTGATCTCGCAGTTTGCAAAAGCACATCGGACCTGGGGAGGGGCGGTGTGCTTTTTTGATGTCTACGAGATAAATATAAGAAAACTTAGTTTTATTGTCAATAAGAAATCTTATTTTAATTTAAGAAAGCTTACTTTTATGCTTTAATAGACAAAAGAAAACCCACACGGGGTGGGTTGGATGGAGTTTGTTATGGAATTTCCTAAAAATATTGCAGAGCAGTTAGTTGGCGATTCGGTAGGTCCGCTTCGTGCTTAGCGACATCAAATGATTTGTAAGCTTATTGATGCGGGTGTGACCAATCCCGAAGAAATCGAAAGTTCAGTTGATAGATTATATAATTTTCTTGTGTCACCAACGAAAAATGATATTGCTAATAGTATTCAACCAGAGGGATTGGATCTAACCTTACCCGAGCGAAGAATAAATGGTATTAATACATTACATAAATTAATAGACCAAGCTGACCTTACAAAGGATCAGCTTGATGACATTAAGTTATATTTAAATCCTTATTCATTCTTAGACTCTAAAAAGGTCTAGAGATAGGCATTGGTGTGATTGATGGTGATCTAACAACTTTGGCAAATACCCCATAAACATGTCCACATTCAGAGCAATGGGCGATATTAAACCATGTATCACCACCTTTTGACTCTTCAACACTATCACTTGAAACAATGTATTTCCTGCCTTGAATTTTACACTCGGGGCATTTAGGTTCTGCATGGTTTTGACTCATAATTCTCTCCTCCCGATATGTTCTAAAGGACCGTGTCGGGTCACGGTTTTGAGTGTCACTATTTCTTTTTAGTTTTATGTTCACTTAATAACGGCTTTGATTGATCCTCAAGCCTTCCCATTGCCGTGGATTTTTGCATTGATTGTCTAAATTGATTAGCTGTATCGGTCAATGCTTTGAAGCGAGAAGACATATCTAAACCCTGGGTTATTAGGATGCTATTGTATGACTCCAAGTTTGCCATCAGAAGGTTATCAAGTGCTGTGGCATAATCCCGTTGATTGCCATCCTTTAGATTTGGGTTGTCTTGCTTCCAATTCTTGGCGGTTTTTCCAAATACAATCGTGTTTAACATATCGGCTTCACTCGCGTAAACAATGCCTTGTTTATTTTGAGGTACGGTCTGTATTAAATGTTGCTGAATCGCATCTGTATGGATGCGATAGTTGATTTTTGATAATTCACGTTTAACTTGCCATTCTATGGAATCTCTTTGAGCTTCTTGTTCTTTTAGTCTCTGGAATTCCTTAATCAGATATAATTTGAACTCGGGGCTTAACCATGCACCAAACTCAAAAGCAATATCTTTGTGAGCATACGTTCCGCCATAACGACCAGCTTTGGCAACTATACCAATTGCATTTACCGAATCAATCCAACGCTTGGCTGACATGGTAAAACGATTGGAACCAGCTTGATTTCTAATTCCCTCGAATTCGAGGGAATTAAAATTTGAGTTATTTATTCTCTCCCAAACACCTAAAAATTCTACAGTATCCTTATTTCTTAACCATGATTCTATAAGTGATGATCCACCCTCAAAACCCGACACCATATCAGTTAAGCTTATAAAATCATCATTATTTACTGTTGAAACAGATATTTGGATGTTTTGAACTAATATATTTCTATTATTCACCATTTCTTTTCCTGAATTTACTTGAGCTGCACTGTGCTCACAGTTTTATTATCTAGCCTACAAAAAATTGATTTGGGCTGTTTATCCTTCTTACTCATAAGATTTTACTTTTCAGTATTATCAATCTGTTGTCCTAGCTTTCCTTCTTTTACCAACTGCACGACCTGCTCATTAGTAAGCACAGGAATAAAGACTTTGTCGCCAATATCTTTAGAAAGAATCTTTACTTCTTCGGCTGTTAGCACCAAAGCTTCACCATGTTTCGCAGCATCATTGATGCGAGCAATAATCTGGTTGATTGGTAGTTTAGAGTTGTCCATAAGTCTTCCTGTGATTAATGCGAATAAGGATGTTCTTGTCTGTGCTGACTTGGCGGCACGATATCTGTAATAGCGGTAATACTTTCAACCTCGTCCATTTCAAAGAAAAATCGCTCACCACCATTCACAGAAAGCAAACTTAAAACCCCACCATTGATGCCGACAAATTCTTTAATTGTGCATCTTCCATCCTTCAAGCACACCTGAACAAACTCATTCGGCACAAGATCTGCATCAGGGTCGCATACAACATACCAGCCATTACGAATTGCTGGAAACATTGAGTCGCCAGTGCCTTTAATGCCATAGGCTCTTGGTCCTGCTGAGTGAGTTGGAACATACCCATCTCCAGCATTGCCTTCATAACCCATATCTGTGAAATAGCCATCCATGCCCATCTTGGAGTAAGCCTTAACAGGAACATATCTTTTTTGGGTGGGGAATGATTTAACAGGTGTTTCAAGAAATTTAACAGCATCTTCGCTATCGGGAATATTGTATTTTTTCTTAAAAGCTTCGATATCCAGAACTTTCAATTGTGTAACAGTGCTATCCAACTTAGGGCCGCTTTCATCTCCATTAGTTATATATGAAGTCGACACTCCGAAATAAGCGGCCATTTTGCTTAATGGGTCTGCTTTAGGAGCATAAGCATCTTTCTCCCAACCAGTGACATTGGGCGCACTAACTCCGGCGATTTTTGCCAACTCGCCTTGGGTTAATTTCTTTTCTCTTCGTAAGGCGCGAATACGCTGACCCATAGTTTCTAGATTCTTCATATAAGTTATCTTACATCTTGCAAAAATAAGTTATCTTTGTTTTAATACTAAGAAATCTTATTTTTGAGGTTGCACAAATGACCAAACAGGAAGCTTATGAGTTGCTTGGTGTCAATGGTGTTGGCTTAGCAAAGTTATTAGGAATTGAGCCACCTGCTGTTTACCAGTGGCCAAATGAAAAGATTCCTTTAGCTCGCGAATACCCAATCAGAGATTTGGCAAATGGCAAAGAACCAATCAAACGAACTACTTCAAATGCTTAGGACCTAACCATGAGCAAATTATCAGTTGATATATCTGCAAGCGCCAGAAATGGCGTATCCCGCATATTGCATGGTCTTGATATAAGCAATCAAAAAGAGATTGCTGAACAATTAAAAGTTGATCCAAGCACTATTACTCGGCTTAAAACGGATAAGAAAAACAATGGCTTGAATGAAATTGAAATGTTTTGCGAGCTATTGAGTTTACTTGGTTTAAAAGTCGTTCCTAAAGATTATCAGAGCATTGATAAAGAACGTGTTGCTGCACTTTTAGTTATGTCTAAAAGCTGGATGAACCGTATAGAAACGGTGGATGACTTATTTCATGACGAAATCAGTGGTCAAAAAGAAAAGCTTGGATATTAAAAAACCACTACCTGCGCAAACAGGAGTGGTTTATAGGCATTCAATTGAGGTGGATCAAATGAACACAAACAATTTATCAGAACAACCAATCGAACTCAACTCACCAGATTTTTTAATAGGTGACGTTGTAGTACTTACTAAAGAGTGCCGTACTTTCAAATCAAATGATTTGTTTGAAGTTAAAAATAAAACTTTGACTAGTTTATGGACTATCAAATCAGAGAATCATTTGATTCTAGTCTCTTCAAAAGAAATCCGCACAGCAACAGTTGCTGAACTTAACGCCAAACGCCGACTAACAAGCGCTGAGCAAGCATTAGCGGAGGTGTCATGAACAGCTTTACACAGCAAATCAAAGATTCTCGTCAGCAAAGTGAAATCCAATCTTTTTACGAGCCTGCATTGCGAGTGCTTGGGCACCTATTTGAGGTGAAAAAGCAAAATTTACGTAACAAAGGTTATGACGAAAATAATGCGGCGGTAACCAAAGTTGAATTTTCAGAGGCTATGGCTCGTCAATTTCGCATAACGCAGTGGTTAGCACAACAGATTGTAACTAGCTTAACCAAGGCGTATTTGGTTGATTCTTTTGGAGGCTATGTTAAGCCAAAGGATGGTGAAAAGTGAGATATGCAGCAAAAAGAAAACAGGATATTTCCGTTTCTACCACACCGCTTGAGGTGGTAATTCCACTGGAACAACCAGTAAAGATCTATTCGGCTAAAGAATTAGCAGCTATGCCACTTTCAGTTATGAATGCCGCAATTGAGGCTCAGGAAAGATTTTATCAACTTGAAGAATTAACCCATATGGGGGGGGCAGGCTATAGCAGTTCGCCGTCTCATGGAGGATGGGCACAAACTAATTCAGGTGAAAGAAAAGTCTCGTATTCGCTACAAAATCAACAACGAATTTATTCCTCCAAGAATTATTCGTCAGTTGGAAATGCGCGGTCTTGTAAAATTAGGAGCAGTCACTGATGTATAAATATCTCCACCATATCAGCGACTTTATGGTTGCTACAGCGCACCTTAGCCCAGTTGAAGAGTGCTTTTATCGCCGTGCTCTCGATTTCTATTATTTGAATGAAAAACCATTACCCAAAGAAACCCAGTCGGTTTTTCGTCGGTTACGTGCAAATACCCAAGAAGAAAGGGATGCAGTATTAATTGTGCTGCAAGAGTTTTTTGTGGAAGAGGAAGACGGGTTTCACAACAAACGTTGTGATTCAGAAATCGCCGCTTATCAAAAAGTAGGGGATAAAAATCGTGAAAATGGTAAGAAAGGTGGGCGTCCACGTAAGGAAAAACCAAAAGAAAACCAAAGTGAAGGCGACTCGTTTAATTCTGAAAACCCACAAAAACCCAGTGGGTTAATTTTGGGTTCTGAAAGTGAAAGCCAAAAAAACCTTAACCATAAACCGTTAACCGATAACCAATATATAGATAGTAGTAGTAATGCGCGTGAAGAAAATTCGCAATTAACTCCAATTCAATTTGCTCAGTATCAGATCGATGATCACAAGCGTTACTCAATGCGTGAATTCATTTCTGAATACAGCGAGTTTCAATACGATTTCATCTCACTTGCTCAACAAAGATTTGTTTCGGTACCTGAAATCGACTTGAGAACCATGATTCAAAATTTCGGTGACTGGTACTTTGCAAACGAATCAAGTTCGTTGAATACACCAAGCATCTGGTTGGTTAAGTGGTTCTCTTGGGTTCAAAACAACGAGAAACAAGTTGCTGCAAACCGCAAGAAACAAGAGCAAATCACTTCAACCGGTCAAAAACCACAAGAGTCGGGTTACTTCGCTAATCTTTTTGAAGAACAGAGCGAATCTCAAATCGTGGATGTAACCCCAGCAAAAAAGTTTCCAATGATTGAGGAGGTAGGTCATGCATGAGATTACCTTGAACGAAGTGCGTCAATTAATCGCTTCTCTTCGCACTGTTTACGCTGCTCAGTTCAATAAGCAATTTCCAGCAACAGGCGAAAGTGCAATTCCTCTGTCAGTGGTTGAGCAAATCGCACTTAAAACACTGGTTGGCGTTCAACAAAACCAATTTAACAACGCACTTGCTCGATTACTTACAGCAGGTGGACGCTTTATGCCGTCATTTGCCGAGTTTCGCACCTGGTGTATCGGTGAAAGTTGGATGTCTCCAGAAGAAGCTTGGTCTCGCGCATGTAAGTTTACTGCTGATCGTTCGGTGGTTATTACACAAATTACAAAGTATGCATTAGACGAAGTTATGTACTTGATCGAAGCCGGTCAAATGCGAGCAGCTCAAGATAATTTCTTCGGAACCTACAACGTGATGGTGGCTAAAGCTCAATTGAAAGGTCGTCAGCAAGAGTTTTACACTCCACCGCTACAACTAGAACACAAAGAACCTAAACACGTTCCTGTGAGCAATGACGAAGCGCAAAAGCATCTCCAATCATTGATGGAACGTTTAAAAATCAATGGTCGTAAACCAGCACCAGTACAAAAGCTTAAGGCTAAGGAAAAAGAGCCTGAACTTGCAAAAGAATTAGGGCCAGATCCTTTCGACAATCCGCATGAATACGCAGAGATGTGTCGCCGAGAAGGTATGCCGATACCTAGAAATATTCTTCAGCTAATTGAAGGGGCGAATGTATGAGCCATTTCCAAGATAAGCATGTGATTCATGTTGATGAACAAAATCAAGTTATCAAGTTCACACGTAGAAATGAGATTGTGGAGTGTGATCACGGGCGTATTCAAATATCAAAGGAAGATAATGAGATCCTTTGTATGGACTGCAAAACAAAACTTAATCCAGTTTTATGGATTGCCAAATATTTAGACCAATTGAATCAAGTCACCCAACGTAATAACAGAATGCTGGCAGAGGTCCGTGAAATACAGGCAAAGCTTGAAAAGAAAAATAAGTTTATGTGCAAACACTGCCATGAAGTAAACACTATTGATTTTAAGAAGCTTCCTTCACAAGCAGCTGTAGTGCGCGGTATGGCCGTAATTGATCAAGAGTTTGACGGTATGAAAGTGGAGCATAGCCGATGAAGTTAACTAAACAGCAACGTGCTGAGCTAAAACAAAAGTTTGGTGGACATTGCGCTTACTGTGGTGAGTTGCTTGGCGATAAGTGGCATGCAGACCATATCGAAGCAGTGAAGCGAGATTTAATTCATGTGGGTGGTGGAAAGTTAATTACGGGTGAAATGACTAGACCGCAAAACGACACTTTAGAAAACATGAACCCTGCATGTGTTCCTTGCAATACAAACAAGTCGTCTATGCCCTTGGAAGGGTGGCGGAGGATGCTCACACATTATCGTGATGTTCAGTTGTTACGAGATAGCACACATGCTCGTCATTTACTACGTTTTGGGCTGATTGAAATCAAATCTGAGCCTGTGAAGTTTTTCTTTGAGAGTTATAAAGAGGGCCAGTCATGAATAAACCATTAGAAACTTTTGATATAGACGCAGCAAAGGCTCGCTACGAAAAATTACGAGGCCGATATAACCGGAGTGGGCTATCTAATACTGATTACAACGAGTTACTTCAATTAGAGAAGGCACTTGACCAAGCGAAGAAGTTTAATGCGGAGGGCGCAAAAAATGGACAGTAGGTGGATTGAAGCGCAACGCCGTGAAATGGAAAAGCTTATTTCACCAGAGCTAATCAAGTCGAGGGATTTAGCACGTCAAAGTTACTTCGATCATATGGAAAAAGAAATGGCTGACCACGTATCACGCTCAATTGAACCACTCAGCGGTAAAAAGCAAAGCACTCTGGTTGAACTAAGGGAGTCAATTGAAAAACTGGCTCAGAAGTATAAACAAGATGCTCATTCTTCCAGCCTTTTTGGTGATCAGGATAAAGCGCGAGTTTATAACTGCTTTGCTAATCAATTAGACCTTTTGCTGAAAGGTGGTGCTTGATGTCATCAGTCAGCATTGCTGAATACCGTAAGTTATTTCCTATTAAGAAAAATAAAAAGCGGCGTTCAGCAAAGCAAGTTGCTAGACAACCAAGTGTGGGTGAAATGGTTCTGGCAACGCATTTAAGAGCATGCAAGATTGGTTTTGAACAGGAATATAAGTTCCATCCTGATCGTAAATGGAGAGCAGATTTTTTAATAACGGGTAAAAAGATTTTGATTGAGGTAGAAGGCGGGATCTGGAGCGGAGGTCGCCATACGAGGGGCAAAGGTTATCTAGGAGATATGGAGAAATACAACTCCGCAGCAATGATGGGTTTTACAGTTTTACGGTTCAGCACAGAGCAAGTGAAAGCAGGCGTGGCGATTAAACAAATTGAGCAATTGGTAGGTGAAAAATGAGTGCAGTTTTAAAAACACAACAAATGGATTGGTCTAAATATACTATTGACGGTTGGTTAGAGCAGTTTGGCGCATGGTGTGAAACAGTTAGAATGAAAGGGGGTGATTTGCCAGATGGGCTTCATATCAATCAAATTTACTGGTTGATG